GGGTCAGCGTGTCGTTATCTGGTGCCATGCGTGTTTTCATCACAGCACCTCCATAGAATGCGCCCAGAGAATGACCGGTTCGGCGTGGGGCGATTGCCTGGCCTCGACGCGGACAATCTTGCCCTTGCGCCATGCTTTTTCGATGCGCCCCGGCGAAACGCTTAAATGCTGCGCTTCAATTGGGCATTCATACTCGCTGAGCGCCTCTGTCACGTCCGCAAAGTCGTCTTCATCAGGCGGCGTAATATGCACGACCATCCAAGGCACACGCTCGGCCTTGTCTGGACTGTTTGGCGCAAGTGACGCCTCATATGCGCCACCCACTTCGATCTGCACGGCCTTGGCGACATTGGACGGCACATAGACCGCCTCATGGTTGGAAGTCATGCCAAAGCTCGTCCACGTTGGCAGCTTGCCTGTGATGTAGATCGTTTCGGTTGGCAGGTTATCCATGCTTGGTCCTTTCTTATTTGGGTTGTTCTTCTTGCGCGATCACCGCCTCTAGGATTGCGAGGAGCCATGCGCGGGCGGGGCTTTCACCGCTTGCGAAAAACCCATCAACTCGCACAACTTCATAAACAAGGGCTTCGCCACTCATCAAGGAAATGTAAGCTTCCCACCCCGGCAGCACCGCATCGTGCAGCGCCCTGGCGGCGTCTAATGAACCGTGAAAGTATGCGTCGTGCGCCCACTGCCCACAGTCACCCATATAGTGTAGGAAAACTGACAAAATGTCTTTTGGGTAACATTCCCCCGCTTTCACCTTGTCGCGCAGGTCTATCAGTGCTTGCTTGCGGTCAGTCATTTTTTGTTCCTTCAATAATTGCTCTGAATTTGTCCGACACGCCCAGCGCGGTTGCAAGGGCGGTCATTTTTCGAAGCTGGTCGGGCCAGCCTTGGCCGTCGAGGATGTCAGGCCGGTGATGCTTGGCCCAGAGATAGGCGTCGAGCATGTCCACAAACTTTAGGCGCTCGGACGTGGTGTATTCAATGCCGAGGCGGGAAGCGTTGTCAGCCTCGGCCTTGTCAAGAGCGGCCTTGAGCGCGGGCGTCTGCCGCTTTGCCAAGCCGCTCACGTCGCCCAGGTTGACCTCGGCCACGTCATGAAGGATTGCCGCGCGGAGAAGGTCGTGGTCCTCGGGGAACAGGTGCATTGCGAGAACAGCGCAACCCCATTGATGATGCGCGTTTGTTTGTCCTGTTGCTGCAAGGTCGGGGTTGCTATGCCAGCGGCGGACAAAGCCGCTGCGCCATGTTTCGGTTAGGTTCATTGGCTTTGTTCCTTCAAATTGCCCACTGGCTTGCCATTGCATCGGCAATGCCCTGATATGTGCGGCTGCGTTCTTTCCATCGGTCAGGTCCGGGTGGCGCAAGGTGGCAATCGGCGCGGGCATCTTTGGCTGTCATGTCGCTTGTCGGGCTGAGCGCCGGAAGATTGCGCGTCCAAAAGCATGTGCGCTTCTTGGCGGGATCGCCAAATTGCCACGGCTGGACCGTGAAGTCAGGATATAGGCCACCGATCTCCTGACGGGCGTATTTGTGCATCACTGGGTTTTCCACCGCAACCATAGGCGCATTGGCATTTAGGCATTCTAAGAAAAACGCCGCGCCTTCACGCATCTTTCCCCATCGCGCTGGGTCACTGTGAAGCCATCTCACACCGCTGTTAGCTAGATAGGTGCAGGGCGGATGAGCAATTACCAAGTCCCAAGGATCACGCAAAAGCGCAGATACGTCACCTTGCACATGAGGTCCGTCAGTTTCGGTCTGCAAAAGGTCGCAGGATATTGCGTCGTGCCCTTTGGCAATAAACGCATCTCGGACGCGACCGGAATATTCGCAGGCGACTAGAACGCGCATATCACCACCCCATGCCATGCAGGATAACGAGGGCGGCGTATCCGGTTCCGAAGATAGCGACGATGCCGAGTGCGTCACCGAGGAGTTCGAAGAAGGTTTTCCAGTTCATTTTGCGGCATCCTTCAAAACAACGAAAATGTCGTCTTGATCTGCTGCCACAATGCCATACGGCATTTCAACCGTAACAGTTCGGCCGCAAACGCCTATCACTGTTCCCTTGCCAGCGAATCCATTTACGATTGCGATCTTGCCGATGTCATTGCGGCTTGCGCCTGTTGCTTGGTTAGTCATCTTTCATCTTCCTTTTGCTTGATACAGGTCTGACCTTACCAAACTTGGGTGGGTTGGTCAAGGAAAACCCGCATTAATCCCGAAAAAAAGATGCACCTTGCGCCGGGTTTCTGCAATGTATCCGTGGTCCGGGCCATGCTTTTCGCGCCACGTCGCCTTGCCGTTGTGAATGGCCTCGGGGCCGTCTTGATGGTGCGCCTTACACAAAGGAACCGTATTCCAGTCGCTTACCCTAGCGGTTCCGTATCGGTCATGAATGACGTGGTGCGCGTCCGATGGTCCAGGCTTGCCGCATACGCAACAGGGAAGTTGCTTTACCGCTTGCATGTATTGCAACGCCGCTTGGCCTTCCGGGCTTGCCCGCTTGGCTTGGCGCTTCTTGCTTACCTTACGCATCGGCTTGCCGCGTGATTTGAAGCCTGTTCGTTTCATGAGGCCGGGCCAAACTCTTGCTCATATCGGCGGGCCTCGGGGTCTATAAGGGCAATGCCCTGCGCCCTGTATTCACGCTGCACCTCGTCCATTAGCGCCGCCATCTGGCGCGTGGTTAGCTTGCTGGTGAGGGGTAGCACCTCGAACAGCTTTAGGCGGCTGCCATATGGCAGGGGGCCATAGAGGGGCTGCCACTCGGCAACCCATGCCGCATTTTCGGCTTCCATGATCGGCAAGCCATAGCGCAGCTTGATTTCCGCCTTGACCTCGGCAGGGCTTTCGCCTGTCTCGGCGGCGATCTGGCCGCACCAAGCGTGGAAGGTGGCGTTCTGCGGATTGCTGCGCCTTGCACCCTTTGCCTGTGATACAGTCATGGGGAAAGCCTGGGCGCGAAGAAACCGCTCCCAAGCATCGAGGTCTTTTTCTTCTCGGAGAATACGGGAGGGCATTACGCCATGCCCAGAGCCGACCGATACAGATCGAGAATAGCCTCTTCCTCGGCCAGTTGATCCGGCGTCTTCTTGCGGTCGGCAATCAGCTTGCGAAGGGCTTTGGTATCGTATCCCCGTCCCTTGGCCTCAGCCATGGTTTCCTTTTGCAGGTCCGAAATTTCCTTTTTCTCGGCTTCAAGCTGTTCGTAACGTTCTACGAAGTTGCGCAGTTCGGCGGCGGTTACTTGGTCTGCCATGTGTTTTCCTTTCAGTTCGGGTCTGTGATGGTTGCGTCAAAAATAACCTGTTTGACGTATGTCAGGTCGCGACCGCTTTTGGCGGTGACGATGTGCAGGATGCGCTCGTAGTCCGGCCCTTGCGGCGGCTTGGCCTCTGCCGCAAGGCGCTCAAACTCGGCTATGATTTGGGCGTCGGTCACGCGGCTTTCTCCTGCATGGTGCGCAGCTCGACCTCCATCGCGTCCAGTTCGGACAGGAATTGCGTCACGGCGGCGGTGATTTCCTCGGCCAGTTCAGCGTTGTGCGGGATACGGCGGCAATGAAACGCCAGATCGTCAGGCATCCGAGGGTCGAAGCTGACCCAATCGCACCACTCGCGCCCGGTGCAGATCATCTGCCATTGCATTTGCAGCAGATACTTGCGGTCAATGTCTTTGCCGCGCAGGGTTTGAATGTGGGTCGCGGTGTTCGGGCACTTGATCTCAATCAAGCCGTCAGGCCCGACCAGCCCGTCAGGCGATGCGCCAGACATGGCCAGCGTCGGATGCGGCGCGAAGCCGACTTCCTCAACAGAAAGACCTGTGCGCATGGTGTATTGCGCCCTGGCTTGCGGCTCGGTTTCGGTGCCGTGCTGCATGGCCGCGTTGGTGAATGTCTCGGTTGGTTCGCCGGTAAGGCGCTCCGCAACAAGCTGGGCCATGTAGTTCGCTCGGGTGGCGCTGGGGGCGTTGCCGCGCCCCTTTGACATCACGTCGCTGATACGGCTGGCCGTGACCTTCCCAGCCCGTTCGCGCAGCCATTCGTCAGTCCCTTGGTCAAGCACTGGCCTGCTCCTTTTTCTTCATCGTGACGGCAAGCTGGTTTTTGACGTGCTGGAACCGCTTGACAGGCAGGGCGTCCAGCATCTGAACCCTTTCCGCCTTGCACACCACGTCCTCGGTGATTCCAGCCCGTTCGACCAGTTCGCGCAGTTCAAGGTATTGTTCAGCGGTGATCGTTTCGCCGGTTGCGGTGCGGCCATCGTCCTCGGTGTCCTCACCAAGCGACAGGCCAAGGATAGCCTGCGCGGTGTATCTCTGGCCGTATGTCTGCGACGACCCAACAGCCTGCACCGCGTTCTTGCTGCCGCTGGTGTCTCGCGGCAGGTCAATGCTCACGGTCTCGACGTGGCCGGATGTATGCGAAAGGCGGGCCGTGACGCGGATCGTATCGCCGGTTTCAACCGCAAAATTCAGCGCCAAGCCATGACGAGACAGAACTGGGCGGGTGTGCGCGATAATATCCTTCAAGGTCGCATACGGCATCTTGTTGTGCCCGCGCCCGTTCATTGGGATGGCCGGAAACTCCGAGCTGGCTTGTGCAAAGGCGGCGGCATGTTGGGCCTGCGCGTTCTGCCGGTCCATGCGTTCTTTCATGTCCAGCATCTTTTCCAGCCGCTCAATCGGCAGATCGGGCGTCATCGCAATGCGCTCAATCATGTTGACCATCGGATCAGCCGGGGCAGGTGCTTCGGCTTGCGGGTCTATTTTCGCTACTTCGCTCATATTGCTTTCCTTGCTATCTGTGTTTGCCCTTGCACCTTGCCCGCTTTTTGCGGTAGGGTCAAGGGGCGAAAATCACGAAAGGACGCAAAATGGCAAACGGAAAAGTGGAATTTCAGGTGACTGAGGAACAGCGCAAGCTGATGAAGGACGCGGCAACGGAGCAGGGCTTGACGCTATCGGGCTGGGCGCGATCTACGCTGATCCGCACCGCTAAAGAGGAGATCAAGGAATGAAATGGCTGGACCATGCAAAGTCTGCGGTGCGCCTGGTTGCTACGGCTTCCAGCCGCCCGGACCGCGAAAAGATCGAACCGCCCATTGGGTCGCTTGGGCCTGCCCAGAACACCGCGCCGAAGTCGATCGGCAATGGCAGCGACACATATCGCCGGAAACGGGCCGATCTGATCGAGGCAAGGGCGAAGCGAAAAGCGGGGAACACCGACAAGGCGACCGCGAAAAAGTATCGGGACGTTCACCGGATACTCGCCAAGGGTCGCTTTTCTGATGCCTAAATACGCCGCGAGGGTAGACGAAAATCAGAAAGCTATTGCGCAAGCCCTGCGGCAAGCCGGTGCAAGCGTAGCGGAGTGCCATGCTGTCGGAGCAGGCTTTCCTGACCTTTGCGTGGGTTGGCAGGGACAGACATTCTTGATCGAGGTCAAAAACCCGGCCAAGCCCAAGTCGAAACGCCAGCTAACGGACGCCCAAGTCCGCTGGCACAATGAATGGTGCGGCCATGTCGCCGTTGTCGAAACCGTCCGAGATGCTTTGGAAGCTATCGGCATACCATACAAAGGGACCATCTCATGAGCCTTAATCAATGCAACATTATCGGCAACCTCGGGCGCGATCCCGAAGTGCGCACGTTTCAGAACGGCGGCAAGGTCTGCAATCTCGCCGTGGCCGTTTCTGAGAAGTGGAAGGACAAAAACACAGGTGAGCGCAAGGAAAAGACGGAATGGATTAACGTCGCCGTGTTTGGCCCGCTGGCGGACATTGCGGAGCGTTACCTGTCGAAAGGCTCAAAGGTGTTTGTCTCAGGCAAGTTCACCACCCGCAAGTGGCAGGACCAGTCCGGCCAAGACCGCTATAGCAGCGAGATCGTGCTGCAAGGCCCGCAAGCCGTGCTGACGATGCTGGACAGCAAGGGGCAGGGCGGAGGCTATGGCGATGATGGCGGCGGGTATCAGCATCCACCTGATCCGAAGCCGGAAGCTATCGACGATGAAATTCCCTTCTGAAAGCAAAGCCCCGGCCAACTGAATGACCGGGGCTTGAATTTCCGCTGGTAAGGCGGTAGAAAAGTAGCACGCAAACGCTGGGTATTTTGTAACGCATTGTGGTGATGCGTGCAAGCCCAGCCCCAACATAAAAGGGGCATTTTTCAATGAGCCACTACATGACCGCCCTTGCGATGAAGCAGACTGGCATCAAGCCAGCGGCTAAGATCGTTCTTTATTGGCTGGCCGATCACCATAACGCCGAAACTGGGCAATGTAACCCGAGCATATCGCGCCTGGCAAAGTGCTGCGAAATGTCGAGAAGGTCCGTTGAAACGCATATTGCAACGCTTGAACGCGCTGGCCTTGTGACCAGAAAGCCAATGAGGCGCGATCAAGGCGGGAAAACATCTAACGCATACATCCTGCACTTGCTTGAAAGCGATGCGCAAAATCTGCGCATGGGTAGCGCAAAATCTGCGCATGGGTATGCGCAAAATCTGCGCATGAAGAACCTTGGAATATATAACCTTGGAAATGAACGCTTACGCGGGCGCGAAAAATCATCTTCGATGCATGAGATAGACTTCGCTGCGAAGGCCGTGAGGGTTCCATCCGACGATTGCTTTTAGATCGGCGCTTTTTCTGTTGACTGACCGCAAAAAACATGCACGATACATACGGCGCGGGCTAGGATAGCGACCGAAAAGGCAGCTCTCCCCTGCCCTGCCCGCGCATCACCAGGGAGACGCCAAGGAGGGCGGTATGAGCATACAGGAATATCGAAACTTCATTGCATCAAGAGCAAACAAGCCCCTGGAACGTGGCTTTGAGCCATATGCTATGAACAAAGCAATGAAGGCGCATCAATCTGCGTCTGTGGATTTTGCCCTGCGACTTGGGTCGTCTGCGCTGTTCCTTGATACAGGTCTGGGCAAGTCGCTTTGCGAACTTGAATGGGCGCGGCAGGTTTCGGAATACACGGGAAAGCCCACGCTGATTTTGACCCCGCTGGCGGTGGCGGGCCAGATGGTCCGCGAGGGCGTTAAGTTTGGCATTGAGGCGCGGCAGGTTGCAGATCAGTCGGAAGTTGCCCAAGGCGTCAACGTTGCCAATTATGAGCGGCTGGCCAAGCTGGATGCGTCTTCGTTTGGCGGCGTTGTGCTGGACGAGAGCAGTATCCTGAAGTCATTTGCAGGCCGCACTCGCAACATGCTCATGGATGCGTTTCGCGATTGCCCGTTTAAGCTTGCCGCGACAGCTACACCAAGCCCCAATGACCATATGGAGTTGGGCAATCATGCCGAGTTTCTGGGAGTTATGCGTCAGCAAGAAATGCTTTCCAAGTGGTTCATTAATGACACCAGCACTGCAAGCCAAGAGTGGCGATTGAAAGGTCACGCGGTCGAAGATTTCTGGTCGTGGGTAGCGTCGTGGTCTAGATGCGCCACTCTTCCAAGTGATCTCGGTGGCGACGATACCGGATACGTCTTGCCGGAGATTGACCGCCACGTTCACCAGGTCGAGGCAGACCGGCAGCAAGACGCCCAAGGTGCGCTTTTCAGAATGCCGGAAATGAGCGCGACAAGCTTCCACAAGGAAAAGAAGCTAACCATGCAGGCAAGGTGCGAGAAGGCGGCTGAGTTGGCAACCCACGACAAGCCCGTGACAGTTTGGTGCGAAAGCAACGAGGAAAGCGCATTGCTTGCTAAGATGATACCAGACGCGCAAGAGGTGCGCGGCGATATGAAGCCCGAAGAAAAGGAACGTCGGCTTCTCGGGTTTTCTGACGGTGATTTTCGCGTCATGGTGACAAAGCCCAAGCTGGCCGGATTTGGTTTGAACTGGCAGCACTGCGCACATGCGGTCTTTGCGTCAATCAGCTTTAGCTATGAGCAGCACTATCAAGCGGTGCGCCGGTCCTATCGGTTTGGGCAGACCGGCCAAGTGCGGAATGATATTGTCATTGCCGATACCGAAGCCAGCATTTGGCACACGATCCACGGCAAGGCGGAAAAGCACGACGAAATGAAGCGCCGCATGTCGGAAGCAATGAATCGCGCGCAATCCAGCGCCGAAACGCGGGTGAAATACAATCGCCCGATTGACCTGCAATTCCCTGAATGGGTGAAGGAGGAAGTAGCATGAGCAAGGCACCAGAATATCAAGGTAACGGATGGGCAATTCACGCCGAGACAGATTGCGTAGAAGGCATGTGGGCCATGCCTGAAAATAGTGTTGACTGCATGATTGCGTCCGTGCCGTTTGGCGATCTGTTTGTTTACTCCGACAGTGAGCGGGATCTGGGGAACGCTGGCGAAGGCGAGGCTTTTGCAGATCAATATCGCTTCTTTGCAGAAGCACTAACGCGCGTCATGAAGCCGGGCCGGATTGCTTGCATTCACTGCACCGACCTGCCCATGAGGAAGGGCAAGCATGGTGCAATCGGCCTGCAAGACTTTTCCGGCGACCTGATCCGCGCTCATACTGCTGCCGGGATGGTTTATCATGGCCGGGCAACGATCTGGAAAGATCCAGTTGTAGAGATGCAACGCACGAAGGCCGTTGGACTTCTATACAAGCAAATCCGAAAAGACAGCGCCATGAACCGCGTCGGTATGCCTGATTATATGTTGTTTTTCAGAGCGCCAGGAGACAATCCAGAAGCGGTCCAGCATGCCGCGCCCGGAGACATTCAAGAGGCGACAAGGATTGCTCGCGAATGGCTGGAGGACTTGCGCCGCCAAGGAATGTGCGCCGAGGTTCCTGACGACGAATTGCTGGCCGATCTTATCAAAGAAGCCGAGTTTGACGTTTATGACTGGCAGCGAATTGCATCGCCTGTCTGGATGGATGTCAAGCAAGGCAATGTATTGCGCAACTTCCGAAACGCCAAGGGCGAGAATGACGAAAAGCACGTCTGCCCGCTACAGCTTGACGTGATCCGCAAGTGCCTTCGCCTTTACAGCAAGCCGGGTGATGTTGTCATGGACCCCTTCAACGGCATTGGATCTACAGGGTATGAAGCGGTCAAGGCGCGTCGAAAATATATCGGCTTTGAGTTGAAAAAAGAGTATGCAGAGCAAGCCAATCTGAACCTTCAAGACGCGGAGCAGCATGGCGCTGATCTGTTTGCAGCGGAGTGATCCATGCAAGACCTTTTCCCCACCCCACCAGACCTATTCGAGGAATTTTGGCAAGCCTACCCGCGCAAGGTAGGGAAGGGCGCGGCACGGAAAGCATACGCCAAGGCACTGCGCCTCACAGATCACGAAACAATCATGTGGGCGCTGTCCGATCAGCGCCCCGCCATGGAAGCCAAGGAAAGCCAATACATACCCCACGCTTCGACGTGGCTTAATCAAGAGAGGTGGGAAGATGAACCAGAAGAACCTGCCAGCGTCAATCAGCGGGCCGATACCAAGTCCGACGCCGCAGCACGCGAGATCGCTTTCGCCGCAGCAGCTATCCGAGCACCGTCAGACGATTGCTTCTGAAGTCAAGGTTATCCTGAGCGCGTATTTTCAGCCGCACGAAGCTGAGGACATAAAGGCCGCGCAACTTGCTTGGTGGTGCGATGAATTGCAGGACTGGACGCGAGAGCAGGTCGTATGGGCTTTGCGCAAGTGGAACCGCGACTGCCCGCGCATCCGGCCTACTCCTGGCGATATTGTGGCGATCTGTAAGCGCGAGAGAGGTCGCAGGATAGCCGCTGAGAAAGCCAACTGGCCCACGTCAGAGCCGGTCAAGGAGAGGGTAAGCAAGGAACGCGCCGCCGAGATTGTCGCGCAGGCTGGATTTGCTCCAAAGCGGATGCCGACCGATGAATGAGCCGCCTTTCCATGCAGGTGAACGCGCCGCCCGAGAAGGCAAGTCGATCACGGACAATCCGCACCCCGAGGGCGTGGAATACGGCGATAACTATCCCGGCGCATACGTGAACTGGCGAGCCGGTTGGAAAGCCCAGAAGTGGAGAGAACGCCATGACGCCAAGCTACAAGGATAGGCTGCACGAGGTATGCCTAAAGCACTGCATCCCGGCTGACAGGATCGAGGGATACGCGCGAAGGCCACGCATTGTCCGCGCCCGCCAGGAGTTGATGTATCTGCTACGCCAGGACGGGTGGACCGTTGAGGCGATAGGCGAGGCCGTGAATCGAGATCACACCACAGTTATTCACGGCATAAGGCAACATGAAAAAAACATGAGAAAGGCCATTGACGCGGCGGCTATGTAGTGTATTCTGAGCGCGTCTTAAAGAAAGGAACCCACCCAATGCCAAGCTACACCCACAGAGACGAGACGATTGAGGCGACTTTCGTTGCCGACGTGCAGATGGTTGACTACGGCGTTCCGGGCAGCCCGGTCTGGCCCGAGGTCATCCCCGAGACAATCGAGATACAAACGCTTGAAATCCTCGGCGTTGACGTTGACCCCACCAAGCTGCCGACGGACTTGCAGGCGGCGATCTTGGACCTTGCAGGTGAAGGAGAGTTTGAATGAAACTGCGCGACCCCAAAGACATTTTGCATAAAGGCGTCCGGCTGTCGGACGCCCTTGAGGCGCACGGGCGTTGGCTTCGCGGTGAGGCCGATGCGGAAAGAATGGATTGGTCCTATGCCGACATGGCCGGTGCCATTATGACCCGTGTCAACTTGGCCGGTGCCGACATGGCCGGTGCCGACATGGCCGGTGCCATTATGACCCGTGTCAACTTGACCGATGCCAAGATGGCCGGTGTGAACATGTGTGGGACTATTGGAAACATGCGCGAGATCAAAAGCGCCCAGTTCGACAAATGGCCGATCACATGGACCACCGCCCCAGACGGCGAAGTCACGCTGCAAATCGGATG